GCCGTCCAGTAATAAATGTGTATCCTGGTCACTGCGGTGATAACTCCGGGCAATCGCCCGTACAACCGCACTCATCACCGAATCCGGTGTTCGGGTCCATGCCATCCCGGTCGGTAACAGGCCATTGAGAGCAGAGGTATATTCTGCCACGCTGTATGGTTTCATGTGTAAGTCACCTTCCCTCTCAGTGGTAAGTGGCCCACCGGCAACGTGATATTGTCAGTCGGCGAGGTGATCACAAAGCCTGCTGTGCCCGATACGTCAGCAATGGCATATTGCAGTTCAGAGAGCAGAATACGTCCCGTGCCATCCGGGTTACCACTTTCAAACAACACGTTATCAATCGCGTCATTAATACGACCGGTCACCTCTGTCCCCACATGAGAAAGGCCACTAATCGTAAAGTTAAGCAAATGCTTGATAGGGGATAATACCCAGACCAACGCCGTGACGGGCTGCAAAATATAAAGATGGTCAGCCACGCGCAATTGGTCCCCGGTGGCATGAACGGCATACGATTCCTGTGAGGAAACCCCATCTTTGCCGACAGGAAAGCCATCGTGCCCGTTGTTATCACACATGATATAGACGCCCACCGTACCGGCGCCGGCCGCTCTCGGCCTGACCCAGACGCGGGTAATCCCCGGAACAGACAGCGCCCACTGTTTGTAGTCATCATCAGAGCCACCCTGTGGCGTACCCTGATAGGCCAGCAACATACGGGAACGGAAATCCGCCTCACTTTCGATATCTGCCCCGCCGGTAATCGGCATTATCGCCGTACCTTCCACATCAACACCCGCCAGGCTCTGATCCAGTGTTAATAGCGTGCCTGCCGGGGCGTTCCCTGCTGCACCCCCGCCGGAATCATCTTCGGTGTTCTCTGGTAAGAGTGCCATCAGCCTAACAACCCCGTGTCCCTGCGTATCAATGCGGGTTTCTGTCACGGTCTGATACTGATAGCCATCTCCCCGGTTCAGCCTTGTTTGCGCGGGAATCATCGTTCCTGCCACGCCAGTGAACTGATAATGGTCACACTGGGCGGCGGTGGCTGGTTTGCGGAAGATTTTCTTTAACGCGGCCCAGCCTGCCAACCATTCGTCGGTAGCCGTAAACGGGGTGGTTTGTCGGGCCATGTAATCAAGATAACCGTAATGCAGGTGTGCCATGCCGGCATCCATATCCGCCAGTACGCCCATATTGGAAAAGCGTAGTAACGGGCCGGTTTTCTGTAATTCTGACTGTAAATAACTGCGGTTCTGTGCCCTAAGTTCGGTCAGGGTCTTTCGTTTAAACGGCATTTTCTCGCTCCCATACCCAGAAAAAACGCAGGTCTTCGTTATTCCGCCCCGGACGCTGATAACGGATCATCATATTCAGTCGGTCAGGCCAGACAATCTGTGTGTGGATATCAATCGCAGACGCCACACCATCGTCCAGCATCCATTGCAGGGCTTCACGGGCGTAATCTTCCGCTGTCAGCGCCACAGCCGTCGTCAGTTTTTGTCGGTGTAACAGCCATAACCGGGAGCCGATTTGATAATCCGCACTACTGTCTCCCCACCATCCCCGGCGATCAGTGCCGTCAATGGCATCATCGGCTCTGGCCTGCCGGTCCGTAAACAGACTGATAATGATGGCGGTTTGCAGGTCATTGCCGGTAACGATATCCCCACGCCCGGCTAACCAGTCAGCGTGGATATTTTTCACATTCCACCAGGAGGTGATATCACTCATTTGACCGTCTCTCCCGTTATCTGGCTGTGTACCGTGGAGTCACCCGCTCTCACCCCCGAGACAGGATGCATATGACGATTGTAGCTATCCCGTAACTGTTTCATCGTGGTGGTATTGGTGTTGCAGTTGTCGATAACATTACCGGTGACTTTGAGCACCGGGGTATTGAGCAGCACTTCAGTTGAGGCGTTAACAGTGACTCTAGCTGCATTATTCACAGTAACAGGCTGCCCTTTCGCTTCAACGATTATTCCCAATTCTGTCAGCAAAATATGCAACCCCCACTGGTTATACACCACCACTTCACCGGGATTTAACCCCTGATGCCGGTACTGTTGATGGTTGCTGCCAATCACCACTGCATTAGAACGGTCACCGCCTAAAAACGCCAGCACCACATCAGTATTCGCCGGTAATCCGGAGGAAAAACCAAACTCCGCTATCCGGTGGGTATTGTCCCGGACTTCCATTTCAGTCTGATACTGAATTTGCTGGATGACCCCCTTATCATTACAAGTGGTGACCCGACCTAAACCGAGCATCATCATAGCCCGGCGATATAAATTCTTAACGTCCATCACGTCAGTAACCTCCATTGCGCAGTTCCATCAGGGTGGAATAAAATTCATACGGCTGGACAGTAAAGGCAGCCGGCGGCATCAGGGTCAGTTCTGTCCGGGTGCCATCGTCTTTATTGCGCACATACGACACTTCAGACAGCAGCCACTGCTCAGACTCCAGCCCAAAAACCGGCAAGTGGATCGGTATCAGGGTATTGGGTGTCCACAACGTCCCGCTGACATCCCGCCAGCTGTCGACCAGCACTTTAAGCACCTTAGAACGCCCATAACGACGGTTCATTTCCCAGTCAATGGCTTCCTGCTGGCGCTGATGTGAGTACAATGTACTCTCGATGATGGTGACATAATTGCGGTAACGCATCTTTTCGGCTTCCGGGTCCTGGGCACTGGCGATTTCGACCGCCTGATACCCTTGTCCGGACGAGAGTTCGCTGAGTCCGCTGACATTCATGGACAGCCCGATGTATTCGGAGAACCGCTCGTTCATGGAAGACTGATAGTCCGCCAGTTCAATGTTTTTGCCCTGCGCCACCCCACTGGCCGCCACTTTATCGCTGACGCGGGTCAGGAATAAATTCCCATCCGGCGTGTCGTAATACAGTAGAGCGGACCAGCGAGTAATGCGGTCAATGATCTCCTGTGAGGATTCGCCCCAGTTCAGGGTAAACTGCGGTAGCGGCTCCATGTCCGCCACATCCGAGGTCACATCAATGCCATACCACTGCGCCAGTTTCTGGGCAATCTGCAATGCTGTCGCCCGACTAATGACGTTCTGCGGCCATTTGGCTGAACAATCCACTAAATCCTGACATTTACTGCGACCGGTCACCCGTATCTGGTGGGTACTTTTGTTAATGGAAGAATTCCAGATATCGATATAACCCGTTATCACCGGGTCATTACCCAGCAGCACCTGACAGGGTTGTCCGGCCTCGACCTGTTGTTTTTCATCACTGCCGGGGTAATAGTCCATCAGCATCAGTTCAAAATCAGACGGTAACCGTTCAATGCCCCGCGTGACGCGCACACTGTCCCAGCCATAAATCGCCTTGCCGCCAATCACCAGCGACAGTTCATCCTGTTTTTTCATTGTCTGAGTGCCTTAAATCGGGTAGGCATAAAAGCCGGGTGACGGGGATCCGTGGCCTGTATCAGTTCATCACTGCGTCCGGCATCCTGATAAATCCGGTTCGCCACTGTCAGGGCAGGCAGAACCGCCGGCAGACTAAACTGGGCTAACCGTCCTGACTCCGCACCTTTTAATTCTGCACTGGTCATAAACTCATGCCGCAAGGCCATCAAAGACTGATACACCTCATCCACACCCAAATCACCGGCCATCACCAGCGCCGTATCCAGTGCCTGACAGACCCGCGTTTGTAAATCATGGGCTTCCTGATTGCTGGACGGGGTAAAGTCACTGGCAACCTGCACCATCGCCCCCACTGACAGGACAACCAACAACAACACGGTCATTTCCGTGATATGGCGGTCAACCGCGCCCTGCTGATAGCGGGTGTTCTGAAACGCTGCTAATGCCTCGAAAATCGCTACTTTCTCATCCACACTGCCGGCAGAATCAATAATCGCGATCACGACCTGCCCGGCGGCCTCGCTGAAGGTTTCCACGGTGTGGGCAGCGTGCAGTTTATCCAGTCTGTCGGTAATGGTTTTGCGACTCATCACCACCGTGGCTGTGGTTTTTCTGATGATGTCGGCTTCATTGTGCTGCCGGTCATCCCGTGACCGCAGACCCGTAGCCCCGGAAACGGTGCCACCAATTTTTCCGCGCTGATAGCGCCCGTAACGTTCACTGCCGAAGGTGGTTTTCAGCATATCGCTGAGATTGGTCACTTCATCCATTGACCGGGTCACCATGCCGATCCACTGGTTCGCGGTCTGTTTAATAATCCGTATGCCCTGTGTCACCGAACGGATTTCACCCCGGACCATCGCGATATATTTCGCCAGCGTGGTGGTATAGGTTTGTAACCAGTGCTTTTTCACCTCAGTGGCGGATTTGGTACTGTTGGTGATCGCAAAGACTTTCAGCCCCGATTCAATTACGGTGAGTGTGAACTCAAATACCCGGCCAAACTCCTTGCTCTCATTCATGCGCAGACCACTTTCGGTCACACTGACCGTCAGCTCTCCCAGTGTCGGATGGACTAAGGTCCCCGTCGAGCCGGTTTCACAGGCGGCCACCAGATTTTTACGCTGGGTGATCACATCCGGCGCGTGATACACCGCGCTGTCCTGAATAATAAAACCGCGCAATGTGATCCGCCGGGTGGCCCGGCCTAAATCCTCCAGCCACGCCGTATCACGATACGGGTATTCATGCACCGCCTGACGGCGACCGAAGACACTTTCCCCGGAGACCACCGCAAACGGCACCCCCCGGAACGAAGCCGGATGCAGATGTTCAGCACACTGCCATGACGCATCACTGCCACCCCCCAACAGGGAAGAAACGGCATCTTTAATAAAAGCCATGCGAGACCTCTTTTTTAGGGCGAAAAAAAACCGCACTCGGCGGCCTTAAAAATGAAAAACCCGCCGAAGCGGGTTAGTTATGGTTTCTTCATGTATAGATTTAGCAAGAACATAATGACAGGCATTGCTATTGAAAATAGTAATAGAGTCAAAAACCATATCTTAAGAACACCGATTTTTGCATCCACTTGCTCAGAACTTGATTTTTTCTCTATGGATGAAGACATATCACTCATCCTCTGTAATATCAAGGCAACATCATTATTGTTTGCCTTGCTCTCTACAGTTGAAGAAAGGCTATCCATTTTTTGTAGCACTAAAGCAACATCGGCAGTGTTTGCTTTACTTTCTACAGACGAAGAGATGTTATCCATTTTTTGCAAAATCAAAGCGACGTCAGTTTTAACTATACCAACATCACTGGTAATTGTTTTCAGATCAGACTTCATATCACTCATGGTAGCCTTGATATGTTCAACATCTGACTCAAGTTTTGCCACTCTCGCTTCCATATCACCACCTCCACCGCCGTTACCATTCTTTAATGGTGAATGATTATCAGGATGATGTCCATCATTTGCAGGAACATTGGACGCTAGCTTTTTCCCACTAGAAAAAGAAATAATGTTAGAGTTTTCAGGATTCATTCTGCTCTCCTTTGAGAATAACTCTAAAGTGAGCTTCCGTTTCGTGCAGAATCTTATTTATCTCATCAGCACTAGCTATAGCAATTTTAATAGTATGAACACCAATACTCATCATTCTGACTAAAAGATCAGCACGGAGAAATCCCGGAACGTCAGCAGGGTCTGCCTCATCATCATTTGCTGTAACAGGAACCTCTACTGGCGACTCTTTTAAGATAGTTGTACCATTTTTATCAATGATATCTAATGAAATCAGATACTTTTTTAACTGCTCAAGCCCAACAAAAGCAGCCGCAACCGTTACTTTTGTATCAACGGGTAATTTTTCACATTGAAAATTAAGAATAGGTCCTTCATTACCATCCACGTCTTTAGCCGCTGGAAAAATGAAAGCTATCTTTTCTCTACGTTCCATTTTCTCTCCTGCATCAAATAGTCTATCGAAAGATACTACATTACTCGTTCTGATGCTTGAACGGAAATTGTCCAAATTGTGAAAAGGGAAACGGCTTATTTTTGTGCTGACTATGAAGGCGTCATGAAATGCAGATCAAAGCCCGTAGGGTCTATTTCCTCTACTCTGGCTTTTTATGGGATTCCGGGTATGCAATTGGTTAAAAGAATTCCAGTACCTTCTTCACCAATGTTGAGGGCTATCGCTATTGATGATGAATTCACTCTAATCGAAGCAGAGTTACTGAGGTTAGTGTAAAAAGTTTCTGACGGAAAAGTCTCTATTCTTAAACGACTAATAGAAATTTCAGGTGATTCCTCGCCATTTTTGAACAATGAGAATGCTATTGCTTTAACTTTGGTACTCCCAGCGATACCCACCAAAGCACCGTCCCATCCTTCAATTTCTTTGCCTTCCTTTAAATTACGTGCTTCGCATTCATAACCGCCATCAATAATATAATGATGACCATCAGCATCAATTCCAATACCAGTACCAGTACCGATGTTAGCAGCAGCCCCCATTGAGATCAGGAGAGCGACTACACAAACAATCGATTTTAACATTTAGCACCTCATTAAATGTCAATTTGGTTTAATTATAGCTGCTTATATAAATAAATCCCTTACCGCTAACTTAAGAGTATTTCATCGACGTTGTGACTTTCCCGGCAGAATTTGACTGAATTTTTTGTCGTTCTCCGGTTTTATCATTGAACAAATTAATATCGACGGTGATAGTTTTATCACCAATAGCTTCTCGAACCGCCTGTGCAATTCTTTTACCCATTTCTTCATCGCGCTCAACCTGCTTATTCTGTCCGTAGAGTGAGGGGAGTGGCTGCTGTTGTTGCTCTTGCTGTGGTGGCTTTTTCTTATTGGTATTTTTTTCAGCAATTGCGGCGCCAGCCTTCATGTATTTCTTAACTTTGGGAACATAATTGCGTGTTTCCGGTGGCATGTTCCTTATGCTGCCTCTTCTCTCCAGTCTTCCAATACCTCCGTTATAAGCCGCCAACATCCCGTCTGTACTACCGGTTTTCTGACGTAACAAGCTGAGATATTTAGCAGCTGCTTCAGCTGATTTGTACGGATCAAGGGCATCACTTCTGCTTAATCCCTGCTCTTTGGCAGTATCGGGCATAAACTGGAACATTCCCATAGCTCGCTCCCCCGTATATGTCATTGGCCCAATCTTACTGGGATCTCCTGACGATTCAGTCATAGCCACACCGTGCAGCAAACCGGATTCGTGACCGTATTTCTTCTCCAGCATGGCAAAATAATCAGACATGGATTCCAGTAATGCCGCGCCTTTAAGCTTTGACGGATTAGGATAATCAGGTGCTTCTACTTTTTGTGCTACTGGTATCTGCTTGGCAACCTCTTTAGCTTCATGGGCTTTTTTCTGCTTTTCCCATGACTCACTGTATTTATCATCCAGTTTCTTTTGCAAGCCTTCATCTGGCTTATTAACGGTCAGAGACAATCTTTCTTTAAACGTTAACTGCTTCTTAAATTCGTCATCCCTGAGCGCACGTTGCCGAATATCATTCTCTTTATTTCCGTGGTAAAAGTTGTCGGCGGTGTCTTTCTCTCGCTTCTTATATTCCTCAACAGACTGCATCTGTGGACTGGCTTTGGTTGCTTTGCTTTTATCCAAAAACCATGTCGCACTCCCTATTTTTACTCGGTTCCAAATGCCGTCAACCCTTGCGCCCAGCTCATTGGCTTCCGTATTAAAATCCGTGAGCTTTTGATTTTCTTCCGTCGTGCGACTCTGACCATTTTTTACCGACTTATCCAATCGCTCCTGTATCTTATTTTCACGAATTAACGTCAAAACATCCGGTGTTAACCCCAATTTATTGGATAACCTGAACTGCGTTTCGGAGGGCATATTGGGAAATTTTTTGGCGATTTCCAATAATGTCGGAAGGGTATCCGCTGAACCGTCTTTGGTGGTGTGTATCGGAATGTTAAGATTATTTAATTCTGCCAGTACAGAGGGATTTTCACCCCGTTGCGCTGAATTCAAGACGTTAAATAAGTTTTGAACAGACTGTTGGGCATCATCAGCATCCGCCCCGATTTGCACTAATGCACCGGTGAGCTTAGAGGTATCTTCAATGGACATGGCCGTATTTTTAGAGAGGGTATCAAGATTATTAGCCTCCCTGCCCATCTCCCTGAGCGTCTTATACCCGGCAGTCATCCCACCAACAACGCCCCCGATACCACCAAACAGCCCCATTTTTGATGTCAGTCCACTGTATTTTGTAAACAGTTCACCAAAATTCTTCAGCGGCGGGATCATGTCACCGATATTCTGGACGTTATCCTGCGCATAACGAGACATGTCTCGCAATTGGTTACTCAGTCCACCTGTGGTTTCCAGTGTTTCGCTACCGCCGAACCGCAGTGCTTCCCGCGTAGAACCCAGCAAGGGGTTTAACTGCTTAATTCTGGCTTCGATTTCAGCTAATGCTTTTGTTGCGTTTTCATCTGCATTTAATTCAAAGTCAAATACGTTACCCATTGCGCTATTCCGCCTGATTAATCCGGTTTGCCTGTTCAACCCACCAATTCAGCCGCGTCCGACTCAGGAGCCACGCATCCTGTGGCCCCCAGTGATAAAAATAGGTCACATCCGCCGCTAATTGCTGCCACTGTCGGAGGGTGTGTAAGCCAAAAAAGAGGTCAAAAAGACCTCACACTCCCGAAAATCCGTGATAGCCATCTTTTTTAACACGGTATCAGTGAGTTGAGTTTGTGATACCAGTGCAATTAACAGCCGCATAGCCGCTAACGGATTGGATTTCCGATCGGCCTCATAGAATTGCTCCACTTCGATGAGTGTCGGTTCACGCAGATGAATTTCCTGATAAATCTCCTTGCCGTCATTACTCTCAATGGGTTTACTTAATTGCACAATCTTGGTCTTTTCCATGTGAATTCCTTAGTTTTCAGTGACTGAAATGCCTTCCCAACGAACTTCAAACTCCGCATCTTCGCTCTTCACTTCCTGCGTGTTCACAGTCCACAAGCCTTCACCGATGATGGTCTTGCCGTTCGCCAGTTCCGCCACGATGGTGACGTTGGTCTGGTTGTTAAAATCCGCCACCGTCGTACCACCGCTGTCACGTACCCGACAGGAGATATACGGGGCATTGGGTTTTTCTTTGTACCCGTGCACATAATCCATACCGGTTAATGTTTCACGGGTGACGGTCGAGGGACTGTAGGTAAAATCCCCAACCACCATAATGGAGATCCCGTTAACGCTGACATAAGCCGTGCCTGCCAGCCGGTTAGTGGTATTTCCCATGAGGGTTCCTTATGAAGTGGGTTGCAGTCGGAACTGGTTTAACAGAGCAAAAACGCGCAACTGATTAATCAGGGTGCCTGTCCAGAGAACATCGAGCCGGTTCGGGTTCTGGGCGTTAATTTCCACCTTCAACCCTTCCGCAAAGGCTTTTGAGTCCTGCACGTAGCCGTTGTATTCCAGTGTCTTGTATTGGGCGATCAACTCTGCCCTGACAATATTGGGCGTCACAATCGCCGAGCCGGGGGCGAAACGGGTGCCATTTGCCGCCAGTTTCATCCGACCCAGCTTTGACGTAATTTGGGTGCGGATATAGCGCGAGACGTACATCAGCAAAAACAGCGTTTCTATCTGAAGATAGCTGTCATCGTTATCGCCATACGGGTTTTTCTGGTAGGTACTGATGAGGTTCTCAATTTGTACCGTGCCATCATCCGCTACCGTAAACGTGGAAATGCCACTGTGCAGCAGGTTATTGCGGTCCATCAGGTCAAGCTGATGTTCTGCGGCGGGCGATAATACCCCTGCCACCGGTAAGGTTTGCAGCGGCCTGCCGGGGTCATTTCGGAGACTCGGTGCCACTGCGCCGGTGATAGCCGCCGCCCAGATATAATCTGGAGTCGGGGATTTTGTCACCCCTAACAGCGTTTCATGCTGATTGTTGCGACGCTCGCCCGCATTGGCTAACTCGCCATAGGTGCCACTGACCACGCTGAACGCATGACCGTACAATTGCTGCTCCCATGACCAGCGCCCGCCGGTATCAGACAGGAAGGCTTTGACTTCATCCAGTGACACGGTATCGGTGTACGGGTTAACGATAAAATCAAACGTCCGGTCATTTAAATTCGCCAGACCGTCTTTCAGCTCGGGTGCGCCTGCGCCCCCGGTCATCGGTGTAATGCGTAAGGCCATCCTGGTGGGTGTCTCTTCCCCGCCGGCTTGTCCACGGAAATTGAGACTGATATCAATCCCGTTACCGTGCGCCCCTTTGTTTTTGGCAAACAAGGTGACGGTGTTAATGGTCGCCGCCGCTTTCACCGGTAAGGCCGCCTTACGGTTAATCGCCGCTGCTAAGGATTCGGCCACCTGCGCCGGTTTATCGGTCGCCATCACCGCAAGCTGCACACGCTGCCCGGCAATATACAGCGAAATCACTCCCGAATAAGTCGGCATAGAGGTAATTTCAATCGCCCCCCGGGCTGCTATTTGGCTTTCACTGTCTTTTAGCGGCAATACCCAGAGTTCCGCCGCAACATCATTCGCCAGATACGCGGTCGTCATACCATGCAGCAAGGAGCCATGCCCGAACTGAGAGGCGGCTTGCTCTGCCGACGAAATCCGCACCGGAATAGCCGGTTTTGCGGAGGCTGTGTCCAACATCTGACCGAGGAGCAATGAACGCTGGGTCGCGGTCGCACTGTTCGCCATCGAGTTATCAAATTCCACGAAAAACAGCGGCGTTCTGAGATTATTGGGAATACGGGAAAACGGAATCGCCATTATTCAGCCTCCTGAGTGCCTTTTTTGGCAGGTTTAACTTCTTCTACCGGCTGACAGATTTCAACGTCACCGTCTCTCACGCGACGATGCCAGAATAACGTGTCCGGCACGTAAGCACCGGCGTCGGGCAAAGGTTCGCCCTTAACCGGACAGCGTACCAGCCGCCCGGCAACAGGTTTGACAAACATAGGATTACTCCAGATTAATTCGGATATGGGGTTCAGGGGTGTGTTCCGGCATGGCAATCGTGACATCAATGCCATCCAGTGAATGCGTCTCAATCGGGTAAAAATCCTCCGGTCCCTGATAGTATTCAATATCAATATCCATCAGAAGCTGAGCGAAATGCCCCTCGCCACTGGCATCAATATCAATCTGTGACCGGATTTCGGAAAACTGCTGCACCACTTTTGTTAATTCATAGCCATTGATGACCGCCCGTTCGATTTGCTCGCGCAGGGCTTCCAGTGCCAGTTCTGCCTGCTCAGCACCACCTTCCAAATCATCATCAAACGCTTCCAGACGTCCGGTAACTCTGACGGTGGTAGTGGTATGAAACTGCGGGGCATTGCGGCCTAACGATTTCTTATGGTCAAACGGAGTCTACACCAGAATGCAGGGATAATCCTCACTCCGGGTTGACCAGTCACGCGGGGAATAAACACGGGACTGGGCATGAGTTTTCCCTATTAGTGCCTGAACAACCAGACTGCGTAGTTGAGAAGCATTCATTTTTTCACCACCCGGTTAAGTTGCAGATGCGTCCCGCCGTGGCTGTCTGGCTGGACATCGTTCACCACAAATTCGGTCTCAAGGCGATAGATAAAGACCCGATCCCCTTGCTTCGGTGGTACTTTAAACACCACATCACGGATACCCAGCACAGGTTTGGTGGTATTGATACCACTATCGCCGTCAAGGGATTCCACCTGCTGAGTGTAGGCGCGGTCAAACACGCCCATGATATCGTAAGGTTTACCTTGCTTAGGCCGCCAGTTCACCTTCTCGCCAAACTGCTTATGCAAAGGCGCAAGCAGATGTTTATCCCAGTCAATCGGCATCAGGCCTCCTGTGAACTGCGGGATAATAACTGCGCCCTTAAGTCATCCAGACGCACAATAACGCCCAACGCAAGCAGGCGTTCAGCCTCGCCACCGAAGATGGGTATAACCGTATTTTCCGGGTAATCCACGCCGTTATGCCGGACAGTACGGCCCCTCACCACGACAAATTCAGGGGTTTCCTGACCATCAGCTTGTGTATCGTTGTCTGATTCTTCAGGTAATGCAGACTGTATATCTGGTGAATTAACCGCGTCTGTCGGGTCGGTTTGTAATTCGGGCGGTAATCCGCCCAGTTCCGATTGAGGTTTCTTTGCCATATCACACCACCGTTGCGCACAGGGCCGCATTTACCCGGCTGGGAATGACCAGCGGAGCAGACTGCACCATCAGGAAACGCTGTGCGGGATCTTCCTGTAACCACGATTTCGGGGCATACGCCATTGGGCCATAGTTAAAAGCCGGATCAAGGATGGCACCAAAGGCACGGGTGCCCATCAAATCGGCACCGGACATAATGACCGTACCCTCCGGTAGCATTGGTTTTTCTTTACCATCCACCGGGTCGATAAACCAGTCGTTGTAGACCCACAAATCAAACTGCCCCCAACGGCCTTTATAAACCGCGCCCTTCTGCACCTGCGTACCGGGGTTGATTTGGTTACCATACGGGTTTAATGCCGGAAATTTGATGGCGCTGTCAGTGATGGTGGTATCCAGACGGAACGCATTCCATGACTTCGTGGTAAAGACTAAATCGGTCGGTACGGCACCGGAGTTTTTCAGGATACGCTGCGACCACTCCTCAATATCCTGCGTCGGCTGGGTGTTGGTTTTGCCTGCATCGACCTTTGTCGGCCATTTATCACTGCCACTTAACGTCACCGTCAAATCCGCAGAGCGCCCGAAATTAACCACTTTCGTTTCGTAACCTTCCCCCGCTACGGTGATAGTCCCGGTGACCATTGCACTGGCAGCCATCCACTCTAACCGTCTGTTAATCATATCAATTTGGTCGGCTAGCTCAAATTGGATGTTAAGCATCTCACGCTCAGCCGCGGTATATTGTCCACCAATGCGCTCACCGATCTGGCGGCGAATGGGTTTGCGCAGGTCTGGTGCGCGCTTGTCTTTGATGTACGCTGGTTTAAAGCTGTTGGTCTGGAATTTACGCGACTCGACCAGTTTACCTTCCACTAACGGGGAAACGAACGGAGCCATACGGCGCAGACCGACATTCACGTCGATAGAGACTTCTTCGGTATCCGACTCCACAATATTGGGGAAAAACTTGTCCAGCAGCCAGTTCTGACTGGTGATCAGGTTCGGCACAACCTGCACTAACACGTTGGTATCATAGATATTATTCATACTGTTTCTCATGATAAAGACGTCACCATGCCTGCCGTGACCGACATAAGGACGTCTGTTTGAAAGTTAAATCAGGCGGTCACGCTGTCGCGCAGGAAAAGCGAGTATTTACGCAGGGCATCGGTCAGTTCAGGCAAAGGCCAGCTTTCATCATAGATGATACGGTGCTGATTGAATTCGCCCATCAGGTACACACCGCCACTGACACTGCTTTCCGAGGCATCCACGTTATCCACCAGAATGGCACATGGGATTTGGCTGCCGTCTGTGGCTGTTTTTTTGCAGAAGGTATACTCGCGAGTCCCGGTAATTTGCCCCAGCACCGCACCGCGTTGCAGTGTATTGCCTTTGGCGATGGTCACGCTATCCGTGACTAATTGCAGTTGCCCGGCAATCAGCTGATCGGGGACAAAAACCGACTGGCGAGCCCCCGGCTGAAACGGATTATTGGAAAACGCCGTCATGATTTAACTCCTCTGTTGGTGTCATATAAACGTGCCATTTGCTGAGCGATGGCAGAAGCAGAGCCTTTGGCGGGTTGTTGTGCGTCAGGCCCTAATCGTACCTGTTGTTCAGTCTGCATCCGGCTATCCAGCGTGACACGAGTCGCAGCAGGCTGAGTCACGCCCATCGCTTTCAGGGTATTAATCGCCTCACTCGCTGACATGCGGGTATTGAACGCCAGATGTGCCGCCATATCAGGACGACTTGCCGCATACTTACTACCAAAAATGGTAGCGCAACGTTTACGCTCGGCGCGGCGGCCTTTTTTGACGTCCTCGTTTTCGTCAGCATCGGGATCATCATCGTTATCATCCGCATCAGGGTCGTCGTCATCGTCTTCTGATTTGGCTTTCTTGGCTTTTTTCCCTTTTTTGCCTTTATTTTCATCCTCCTGCTCGTCGGCGTTTTCCTTTTCGTCCTCGTCTTCAGCATTTTCGTCGCGCTCGTCTTCTTCCGCCCGGCGGGATTTTGCCTTACACGCCTTTTCTTCTTCGTCGTGCTCATCAGTGGCACGGGCTTTAGCACCTAACAGGTGTGCAAATTTATACATGATTACATGACTCCAGCGTCTTTCATGAGTGTTTGAAATGCGACATCCGGGGGCGAGACTTCATCTGCCACCCCCGCCTGTACGCCCTCGTCTGCCAGATAACAGGCAGCTTGTGTCTTGCGGATGTGCTCTTCTGAGAGTCCGCGGTTACGGGAAACGGTGCGGACAAAAAGACGCCCCATTTCATCAACATCGTGTTGAATAGCCGCTTTGGCCTCCTCGCTCAGCGGCACATACGGATTGCTTTCGGCTTTGCGATCCCCGTAAGTGATGATGGTCACTTTCAGTCCGTCTTCTTTAATGTGCTGCGACCAATCACAGTGAATAACAATCACGCCCACTGAGCCAACACCGCCGGTACGCGGCACAATAATTCTGTCGGCGGCACTGGCAATGGCATACGCGGCGGAATAAGCGTTCTCGCTCAGAATGGCATGAATGGGTTTCTCACCCCGTGACTGATAAATCAGGTCGACCAAATCAAAGCAACCGGCCACTTCACCGCCGGGGGAATCAATATCTAAGCAGATACCTTTGACCGCCGGGTCATTCAGTGCCCGAAGAAACACCTGCCGAATGCCGTCATACCCGGTCATGCCGCTGTAAGGCCGCAATGAACCCAGTTTCTGAACTAACGTCCCCTGCACCGGGATCAGCGCAATACCCTCAAGGACATCATACCCGGCATCAGGTTTCGCCTTGCGGGAGAAATACTCATCGTCATCATCCCAGTCCATCCCGGCATGAATCCGGGTAATGCCGAAGCGGTCAGTTAATGCCGCCATCACGGTCATGCTCCCAATGATTAGATCTTGTGATAAACTCCCTACTTTTTATTCTGGGTGAGATATGGCTAAAGTGGATGTGATTTGTCGTTACTGTCATAAAACAAACGAGGTTAAAGGGCATGGAAAAGGACGTACTGGACATCCTCGCTATCACTGCT